TGTTCTTGTTGAGCATTGGCTCTAGCACCCATGATCTGCATTATGCCACCCAGCAATGAACTACCTAAAAGATTTAAAATTTCAAAACTCATGAATTCCACCATGTTAAAAATGCTATACCAACAGTTCCAAGAAATGCTAATGTCTTGAATACGCCTCTACCTTGAGCTACTATTTGTTTTAGCTCAACGATATCTTTTGTATTTAGATCGACTGATTTTTTAAGACCAATAATCTCACGCATTAATATTTCATTTGTTACTTTCATATAGAAAGTCTATCTGATTTACAGGCATAAAAAAAGAGCCACATTGTTATAACTCTGCTTTTGTATGATGTCCTAGCACATTATGGGTACAATGTCAATAAAAAAAATAATTTAAATTCCTTTATAAATCAATAACTTACATAGCAAAATAAATTTGCTAATGTTACCCATATCGTATATACTTATATATAAGAGTGAGAAAAAGATACTCTATAAAAAGTCGTTGGGAGTTAGAACATATGCCTGATAGCAACTGGTGAGGAGTAGCGACCTACAAGGCTAAAAGATTCCATAGTCCAACACTATTTAAAGTAAGTCCATAAATGGCTATGGATACTGCTTTAAAGATTTGGTTGGTGATTTTTTACTAGGAGCAAATATGCAAATACAAAAAATCATAAATAAAAAAGTAGACCGAGAGGACTACGATCAATTTATTAATCCTATTCATCAAAAAATGAAAGATGAAAATGATAACAAGAAACCAACATTCAAAGAATGTATTTCAGTTATCAAAAGACTCTATCGTTTAGAGATGAATAAGCCTTTACCAAAACATTACGAGTTCAAAACCACATCAGGTAATAGACATACTTGGTGCAGATCAAGAACTTGGAAAATAAATTCTCAAACTACTTGGGAAGATATTATCCACAAGTCTTGTCATTGGATTGAGTATCGTAAGTATGGCTCAGATGCTAAGATACATAATCTTAATTCATTTAGAATGGAAAAAAGATTTGTTGAATATGCTTATAAACATAAGTGGCACTTGGGTGCTTTGATAAAGGCGACCAAAACAAAAGTTGAAGTCAACAAAGATGCTTTGATGATTGACAGACTTGAGAAAAATATAATTTCTTGGGAAAAGAAAATCAAAAAGGCAAATACTTTCATCAAGAAGTATTCTAAACAATTAAAATACTACAAGAAGAAAGTTGCCAATGGCATTGTTGCTAAACCTAAAGCCAAAGGATATAAGATAGAATCTTATAAACAGAAAGCTGAAAGGTTGCTTGAACTTAATCCTGAGATTAGTTTACAACCATTTTATGAAATGGAAGATACGAATAAGTTTTTTCCATGTAAAATACTTCAAGTAAACGATAAAGATTGGGATTATGACAACGACATGGAATGGTGTAGTGCAGATCACGAACACTATTCTTGGAAACCATTATATGAAGAAATACTTTTATATAGTGTAAATAAATAAAATCAAATCACCAACCAAATCAATAAATAATGCACATAATGGGTTTGACCTATAACCCATTATGGTGTAATGTTAATAAAAAATTATTATAAAGGAGCAGAATTATGGATTTTGATAAAATTATAAACGAGTGCAGGAACAGATGTATCTTATACAAAGGCGGGAAACTACCAAAAGAAAACTACAACGAGAAAGATTACCAGTCTGATTCTGATGTAGCTGATTACTATACAAGATTAAAAGAGAGAAAAAATGTCTAATAGCCCATTTGATGATGATGAAGATTTAATTAATAAACCCAATCACTATAATCAAGGCAGGATTGAGGTGAGTGATTTTATTTTAGATCAGAAGATGAATTTCCTAGAGGGTAACATAATTAAATATGTTTCTAGGTATAAAACAAAGAATGGCATTGAGGATTTAAAAAAGGCTCGGTGGTATTTGAACAAACTTATAAAAGAGGCAAACGAGAATGAGTGAAATAAAATCTGATGGAGAGATAAAACAAATTTTTAATATATTTAAAGATATTGTGACTGATTATGGTTGTGATAAAAAAGATATTGAAAAAACTAACTATGATAGAAAACTTAAAAGACTATTAAGAAATTACCATATTGAAAATATTGAGAGAGCAATTATAGATTGTGAATATTATTTAGACTCTGATTATTTAGATAAAAGGAATATTATTTTTGAAGATAATATAAAAAAACTTAATAACTATCTTAGTAAAATAGGTGGAACTTTATATAACAGAAAATTTAATAGAGAGTATTAAGATGAAATCACAAAATGAGAAAATATTAAAAGACTTGCTGAAAGGTAAGAAAATAAACCCAATGATAGCATTATCTAAATATGGTTGTTTTAGGTTAGCCAGTAGAATAAATAACCTTAGATCAGATGGATATAATATTGTGACAAGAATGATATCGAATCCTGATGGTAAACAGTTTGCTGAGTATTATATAGAGGGCAAAACAAAATAGGGTATATTGTTAGCCATTTATAATAAAATGGTCAAAAACGAGCTATTAGAGAGCCTCAGAGCAACTAAAAGATATACCATAAAGAGATACTTTATCAGCGTTCCATGTTAGATCATTAGCGTCCATTCTCATAATTGCTTGAGCATTGGTGTATATAATAGCTGAATCATTAGCTAAAGCGCTTTTTAATGGTGGCTCTATCTCTACTGTAGCTTGTCCACTTCCATTGGAAGTGCAGTTTGCTGTAACCATATGTAGTTTTTGGGTAGCTCCTGAACCAAACTGTATGTAATCACCAACCTTGAATATTAAGGTACTAGCATTAGCGCCCTCAATAGCAATACTATATGCGCCTACATCATGTGCGCCATTGACATTAATTGTAGAGGTTAATCCACCTCTGATCGTTTTAGCATCAGGGTCGCCAAGTTTAAATGTTCCTAATCTCCCATGTAACTGCATAAAAAATACTTGCCATGCAACAGCATCTTCTCTTAGCATAGGTGGTAATTTAACTGTTGTAGCCCATTGAGAACCACCAAAATCTGATGCTTGAGAACCATAAGTAAATGGAGATGTGCTAACAGCTACAGTTCTTCTAATAGTCCATTCACTAGTCGTAAAATTACTTGGACTATTAGGAAGATTTAAAGGATAACTAGGTTGAGTCATTATGCACCAAACGCCCTAGAAAACGCACCACCACGAGTTCTTGCCTCTGCAACAGCAGTTACAGTTTCTTCTTTGATCTGTGGCATTAAATTCATTACTTCTGCTCTCACTGTTGGTACAACTCCTGTGCTAAAGTTTAAATGTTGGTTTATTGTAACACCTTGACCACCCATTTGGTTATTTGGAATGATATGTCCACCACCAGTAGGCATAAACATCTCTGCTCCTCTTTCTCCTACCATAACTGGAACATTAGGAGCTACATAGCCACCTGTTGCCAAACCTTTTAAACTACCAGTAACCTCAGTGATATTATGTCCATCTACCACTGATGAAGTTGAAGTTGCTCCACCAAATAAATTACCACCAAGAACTGCTCCTGCAACATTAGCTATCACACCACCTATACCAAGACTTCCACCACCAGTTAATCCTGATAATGATTCTTTTAAACTTCTTATCATAGGCTCAATTATTAAGATTTGAGCAATGGTTGCTACTATTTCAGAGGCTACATCTCTAAATATGGTTTTCATTGCATCACCAAATTTTTCACCCTCTATAACTGATTTACCAAACGCTTTAGAAATATCTTCTCCTGCATCATCAAAAGTTTTACCAACTTTATCTGTTATATCTTTGATTTGATTCTCTGTAGCAATAATAATTTCAAATTGTTCGTTAGTTTTTGCTACTGATTTTCCTACTGAATCCATTACCATTAAATAATCACTAAAAGTTTCAAAAACATTTTGCAACTCTTCATTTTCTAAATTTAGTGCTTTTGCACTTCTCTTATATTGTTCTTCTGCTTTTCTATCAAACTCTTGTATTTTTTCCACTGCACCTGATAATTCATTATATGCTAGAATTAAACCAGTTAATGATAGCGCAAGTTTATTTGAATTTTTGATAAGGTTAAATATTGCAACTCCAACCGCACTTGTTAATAATAAACCTAATCCCTTTAGTGCTGTGGTAAGTTCTTCAACATTATCTACTATAAATGTTAAAGCATCACCTAATTTTCTACCTATACTTTTTCCTAATTCTTCTATTGCTTTTGATGATTCATCAAAAGATTTATTTAATTCTTTAAAGTTTTCTTTTAATACAACTGTAAATTCATCTGATATTGCTTTTCTAAACTGAAATAGTTTATCCTCAAGCATTGATAAAGTACCTGTCAAGGTATTAGCTAAGTCATTGGTAACATTCCCAAACTCACCACCTTTACCAAATTTTTCTTTAAATGCTCTTATGGTTTCACTAGCTGAAACTTCTGCTCCTGCTTGAAAACCAAGCATTGATCTAACGCCTCGTTCCCTAAATACATCTGCTGAGGCAATTCCTCCAGCAAACGATCTTTGTATTTGCTCTGCTGTCTGTGTAAAGTCTAGTCCAGTTGCACCTGCAACATTACCTGTGATTTCTAATATTTCTGCTAGTTCTTCTGCATCTTTAGATACAACAGCTAAGTTTCCTGATGCTTGTTGTATATCATTTAGAGTAAAAGGAACACGACCTGCAAATTTGACCATTACATCAAACGCTTTTGCACCCTCTTGTGCTGTGCCAAATAATGCTTTTAACCTAACTTGTAAATCTTCAATCTGTCGACCAACATCTACAACTTTTTTAATCTGAATAGCACCAAACGCACCAGCTATTAAACCGCCAAAAACAATAACTCTCTTGCCTACTCTATCAAGAGTATTGCCTAATTGATTAAAGGAATTACTCATCTTGCTTGAAGATGATTTGATTTGATTGTTTGCTTTATTTAGACCTTTTTTAAGGTCGCCTAAATCTGCCTCAATCTTTACTACTAGTTTATCTAATTCTGTTGCCATATATTAATAATCAGGATATCTTTCCTTTAATTTTTCTAGTTCTGACCTAGTCATTGGTTCAGATTTCTTACCTGTATTATATTCTTTAAAACCATTTATGGCTATAGTGATTTCTTTTATTGACATATTCCATACCTCTGAGGGTGGTAAGTGCATCATTCCAATCAGAATTTCTAGCCACCTATCAACAGGTAAGTATTCATCTGTGGCTAATTTTTTTTTTCTGATGAGGATTCTTCAGAAGATTCAGAGGCGTTTAAACCAAGAGCAATTAATTCTCCTGTTATTTTTATACCCTCAATAATACCTATTTGATCTACAATGCGTTTAATATCATTATCTTTTACATCATTACCACCTGCTCTTATTGCAAGGGTTAATATGCTGATACATTCAGTTAAAGTTAGATCACCACCTGCTAATCTATTACCTAATTTAAGAAGAGAGCAACCTAATGCGTTCTCAATTCTTATCATAGTGTCCAATGACATACGAGCTTTATAGCTTACATCATTTGGAAAGTTTAGTAGTTTTTCTGCTTTGATTGGATTTATGCTCATTTACCTTTACCTCAATTTTAATTGTTTTATCTCTATCACCCACATTATCTAAAGATAATACAGGTGATGTCTTTCCATCAATAGTTACTTCAAGAGTGTTTTCATATCCTTTAAAAAAAGGAATTTCAATTTCATTGCCATTGACAAGGCAAGTATGTTCCTTTTCATTAATAGATACTTTCTTTTCAATCCACATATTAGACTGTCGCTATTGTTACTGCACCAGCAGATTCAAAGCTCATAGAATATTGAACTGCATCATTATAAGTACCACTGTATTCAATAGCTGTTACTTGGAACGCACCAGTAAATGTATTGTAATCAGGTACTAAGAATTGAAAATTACTAAATGTTGATGCTGAAAATGCTGTCAAAACAGATTGCTCAGACGCCCCATCTGTAAATACTCCACTTCCTGAAATAGAAAATGATTTAATTCCTGCGTTTGCTAGAAGAGTTCTCACTCTTGCTGAATCTTTATTTGTTACATCAATAGTTTCAGAATTGATAGATATACTTGTATCTCTTAGACCTGCTACAGTTGTAAAAGTTTCAGGTGAACCAGCGTTACCAATTTTGACTAATAATGCACTACCTTTTTGTACTGCCATTTATATTACCTCTTAAATTAACTATCAAATATAGTAAAATCTACATTCACTATACCATGTCTTGTTATCCCATCAACCTCTGTTAATGTGACTGCGTTTACAACATAGCTCATAACACTATCCGAATCGCTTACGCCTATTGTAGCATTATTTAGTAGGTTGTAAATTCTTTCCATTATTTCCTTGATCTCTTTCTGTCCACGATATTGTGACCATACATCAATATCAACATTGTAAACATTACCATCAAGGGTTTTTGTGCCAACATCTCTCATTGTTTCAAGACCAATAATTACATATGGATATGCTGTGTCTTGAGGCGCTATGCTGTCAAATATTTTATTATTACCTATTAGACCATCTAAGGTGCTATCTCCTGATAACAGAGAATATATAGCTGATTGTAGATCGAATGAATGATATCCCATTATCTAACCTTTGCTGGTGCAACCTTAATTGGTTTAAATTGTTTATCTATAGAAACTTGTTTAGCAATTTTATTAGCAAATACTCTTGCTTTAAGGTATGCAATAGACTCATCTCCCATAAATGGTCTATCTAAAACAAGTTCTAGTCTTGCTGAATAGTCCATATTAGAGATAACTGTGGCACTAGGTTTATTACTTGCTGTTGCAAGTTTAGTCGTAATAGAGTTAATTAATCTACCAGTATCAATAGCTGGTGGATTACCTTGTGAAGATGCAACATGAGTTTTCTTGCCTCTTGGGTATTCTCTACCATCTTTAGGTGTTTGTTGCATACTTCTCATAATATCGTTTCTAAAATTAGTTGCTACTCTGTTTACATGCCTTGAGGCATTTAACTGATAAAGTTTTTCAGCTTTTATTACATTTTTCTCTATGTTAGAAAACATAGAAACTTTTATACCTTGTTTAGCCATTATGTAGCTACTCCCTCAGTTGCTATTATTTCTTGATATCTCTCTTTGCCCTCATCAACAATTTGTATGCTGGTGATATCAAACGCCTTAGACCTATAATATAACCTATATTTAGGTGTTAGTGCTGAATAGTACCTGATTGTGAACTTAAATCCTTGTGTTGCCCTTAATTGATCTCCAAATAGACCCTCTGAGCCTGATAATGGCTCTACTTTAGACCATACTGTTGCTTGTGTTGAATAGGTTGATGATTGAACACCACCTGCATCTGTAGACCCACCGAGAGTTTGCAAAGCGACTCTATTTCTAAACTCGCCTAAATACATTATCTCATTCCACCATAATGTGAAGTGCCTCTGTATGGATTAGTGGATAATTGTCTTACTACAAAAGGTTGTAGCAATGCTGTTGCTGAATAAGGAGCTTTGATTGCTTTATCATCATCTCCTCTTCTTTCAAATAAATAACTTCCATATATTAAACACGCTTGTTTTATTTGCATAGGAACAGCAGTGTTATCTCCATAACCAGCAGTATATTTAATTTCAATACCATTCACTGGTCTTAATCCAGTTGGATAAGATACTCCAGTCTGTAAAGTAAATTTACTAGGTTGACTGGCATTATCTAGTCGATAATTAGAAGTAGCCCATGTTGTTGCGCTATCATCATCAGCATAATATTTAACATGATTAATTGCTGATACTGGTGATTTAGGCAATATAATGTTTCTTCTTGAAAAGTCTTGATCTATTCCTAAATAAGAACCCTCTTGCACTCTTACATCAACATCATAAACAGTATCTATAAAAAGTTCATAAACAGTCGTGCATAAAGTTCTATTAGTATATTCTTTAGCCCAAGAATCTACTGCCTGTTTTATAATATTTAAAACAGTATCATCATCACTAGAATCTACTTTTAGATATGCTTTCAATTCAGTTAAAGTAATTGCTGAATCTGTTTGAGCTGTATTTACTTTAAGTCCTGCCATAATTTACCTCTGTTCGTTGGTAACTTTCATCAAAATGCTGTTCCTAATACTTTGTTTGTGCCAACCATTGGTATTTTTCCAAAAGCAATATAGACATAGTGATTCCCCTCACCATTACTTTTGCCATCAGTTGTAGCAGTTGCAAAACCATTACTATAAAATTGAATAGTGTCTTGTGCCTGTTCCTGTGTGTCGACATCCATTTGCAGATTTTTTTCAATGTTGTTTCCATGATTTGCACCACTTGAACTTGATGCACTTCCATCTTTATCAGTAAACAATGAAATTTGACTTTTATATGACCACGATTCATCAGCAGAATCATATTTATGTATTATAATTGCTTGTGGTTGAAATCCTGTAAAAACAAAAGTGCCATG